CCAGATTTGAAACTTTTATGTATGATTTGCGTTTATGGGAGAAAAACAAATGAAATCAATCGAAAGTGAAGCGTTATTCGAAAAACCGTTCTTAGTGAATTCAATTATTATTTCAGATAAGGATGAGAATGGTAATTACACAATTACCACTAGACAACAGAAACGTGGCCGTAAGCTACATGAGCAAAGTATGAAGTTCACTCAAAGTGGAATGAATGCTTTACTTGGAATGTGAATGGCTCAGACGGAAAATGTGCCGGATGACTGGAAATGATGAGGAACGCAAGCAGGCGCTCGATGAGGAATGAAAATGAGTGTTAAAAATAAGATTGGACTTGGAATAGTTATCTGTTTTTCAAGTGTGCTTGGTGTAACAACTCTAGTTGATATATTTATTGAGGGTGGAATAGTCGTAGGAACAACTTGCACGATCATTATTTCATTGCTTACTTTAGGCTTGGTGCTAATGAATTCGGAGGATTGAATATGAAAAACAAGTTAACGGTACTAGGTGTTTCAGTAGGACTGCTGTTTTTGCTAAGTGGATGTGGTGATGAGCAGAATGATACTACCATGACAAATACGACAACCGGTCAAATTGGCAATCAAACAAGTGTTTCGATTAATAGGAAAGCACAGCAGGCAAACTACAAAAGTTTGAACGCAACTCATACAATGGCCATAAATGGGCAGACCTTAAAATTTAAAACCAGTTATGGAATTGAAAAGCGACTAACTAATAATTGGTATTTCACAGTTCCATCAACGGTTGAGTTAGGCATTACCCCATTAATTAATGTCAAAGGGTTAAGTTATCAGGTTAATGCATTGTATGCGGATGTTTCAATCCTGTCAAAATACACTCGGTATAACGGTGTTCGTCAGGATAGTCTTTCAACTAATTATGGTCAATTAAAAAATGGTGGTATCGACGTTGATGCTGCTCATGTATATACTATGCCGTTTCAGGTCGAAGGAATCAATGAAAATGAGACCTCTGTTACTGTGATCAATGGTTATGGTAGCAGCGACACGGAAAGAGTTTCTGAGAAAGGCCTACGAAATAACGCTTACGGTGGGCGGCTACGCGTTGTCTGGACCTTACTGGTTACTGACCAACGTACAGGCAAGCAATATTCTCAAACGATTCAGGATAGTATTGGATTGCCTTATAAGCATGCAACGAATAAGTAGGTTGAAGCGTTTCGGGAGGCTGACAAATGAAATTTTATCGCAAACAGCCGATTGAGGCAGAACAGTTTGATGGTAGTTCAGATCTATTCATGAAATATGACATGATAGATATTGGAACAATGTGTGAAGAAAGACACAGCCCAGAAATATATATGTCAGGAATCAATAAAAAAGTAAGTGTTGGTGATTGGATTATTACTGACAATTTTAACCATCATACTTTAATGACTGACAAAGAGTTCCAGCAACAGTATGCCGGATTACCTGTTATTCCTAAAAACGTTGCTGGATACATTGTAACCGGACACGGTCTTAATGACTTAATTCCTATTGGGGGCGAAATTTACAGAGCTATGATCCAAACAGTTGTTTATGGATATCAGAAAGGTGATATTGGTGACTGGATTATTAATCATAGTGACATGTTTGCGCGTGCGTGGCTGGACGGTTACCGAGTGGAGGATGATAAATGAAGCTGCTCATATTAACCATAATAACCAGTAGTGCTGTTTCACTTTTGGTAAGTCACTGGTATCTTAAGCAGATGAACAAAAGAACTCAACAGCAGATATATGAGTTCTTCCAGGGCTATAAAAAAGAATATCGAAAATTCTTAGAAGATTTAAGAAGAAAATGATTGCATTAAATTACTGTTTTAGATTGGTGGGATAAAATGGATCCTTTTAGTATTTGGGCATGGAGACAAATTGTTGAGTTAGTGGTACAAATTGTGTTTACCGCTGTTATTACCATTTGTTTTATTGTATTGGGAATCTATTGGTTATGGAGAAGGTATCACTAAATCTGGAGTAATTAAATGAGCATGGGGTGAGAAGATTGACTGAAACGACGGATGAACACATTATCAAGGTTGCTGCGCGCGCTGGAGCGCTAGCTTACCGAGATTCTCAGTTAAAAATTAGGAAGTCGAACTACGAAAAAAAGTGTCGTAACATCAAACTGATTCTTGAAAATTATCATTATTTAGAAAAGCACGTTAATGTTGACCTACCAGTATTGAATGCTCAGGACCAGCAAGCTGCTGCAATTATTCCTAAGTGGGAGCTAAGCGTATATGCGATGCTGGGATTCAAAGCACGTTCTAAGCTAATGATTGAGTATATCAACCTTGTGCTTAAAGCTTACAAAGAGGAGTGCTTAACTAGCCATGATGAAGCTAAGCAGCGTCGCTACCGAGTTATCAAAGCACTGTATTTAAATAACCCAACAATTACTAGAGAAAAATGTGCAGAGCTTTTCAACGTGAACCATCGGACAATTGATCGTGATGTATCTGCGTCGTTACGAGAGTTGTCGATACTTCTCTGGGGTGCGGATGCAATAAATGATATTAGCTTGTTGTCGTGAACATGTCGCACACATGCCCGAAAACCAGTTTATATTGTTAGTGTGAGTTAGTTCGGACGGATGCTAGCCATGATTTACTCCTTTCTAGGTGATGATATGTTAGTCGCTGTGGGCTAATTGGTAAGTCACAATGGGATGTAGGTTCGAGTCCTACCGGCGATATTGGTGGTCGTTAAAAGCTGACCATCGTTTGTAGCTTGAGCTCGGTTGGTTGAGCACTTAACTATTAGTTTAGGGGCGTAGGTTCGATACCTACAAGTTACATACCAGCGCAATTAATCTGGCCAACAGATATCTGTCGGAAAGCAGAGCGCTGTGGCATTGTAAATGTTTAGAGAGATAGCATGCTTCTTGAATCTCTTCAGTAATTAAAACCAGGCCACCATTAAAAGTGACCTGGTTTTAATTACTGAAGAGATATGATTACGGGACGAAGTATTTTTTTTGCTTGGGTTAATTTAATACCTTTGAATCTTGAAAGAGAAGTAATTGCTTTATAAAGATAATCGGTAACCAGCGTTTCGGCAAAGTCATCTTCGGTCGTAGTGTTTCTTGTAATATTACCATTTGTAGAAATTGAAAATGAATTCAGAATATCCGTACCATGAACTTCCGTGGATTCTTCATTTTCAATTAATTTGTAAATATAGTCTAAATTTAGATAGACACACAACTTATAAAAGTTATCTAACATAAGTTCCTCAGATACACCAGCATGTGTGAATCGGACAGTTCCGTCCAGTGAATAAAATATTTTACCGTTGTTATTTTCCCTCCCATCCTTTGGCTTAAATATAGAATGTATTTCTTTCGTTGTTTCTTTTAGTTCACTCTCAAGTTGGGATTTATCCATACCTTGATTATTGAATTGATGAAGAATGAGACTGGTTCCCCTTTGCATTTTTGGTGCAATTTTAGGATCCATATTTAAGACATCCAATAATTTTGAATATCTATTTCTATTCATACTAAGCTGATAGGCGTTTAAACGTTTGTGAACTTGTGTCGACTTCTCAGTTATGAAAATAAAATATGCATAGACTTCAAAGAATGTTCTTGCTGATGAATGTATATCAGAATATAATTGTTTGCTTTTACTAACATTTATTCGCTGGAGTTGTTCCAACATAAAGTAAAGAAAGCAAATTAGACTTTGATAGTCTTTTGAATTCATAACCACGTCTTGTTTTGAAATGTTTTCCAGTGCATGTTTGAAATAACGAATATTGCTATTGGTTAAACTTAAACTAAATTGCATAAAAAATCCCCCTCACTTAGTTAGTTATTTTAGCACAAAGGAAGAAAGGTGTAACTATTCCACGAGTAAGGCGTTGTCGTTATCCTAACTGCCATACGATCGTTGAGCAGCCTGACCACTATTGCCAATTACATTATGAACACGAGGCCGAGTACCTTGCTAGCCGTGAGCGGTGGGCACGCAGTCACGACAAACAGTACACGCATCACTACAACACGGTGACCCGTAACCGAACCAATGATAAACGGATGCAATATAACTTCTATAGAACTAAACAATGGTCACGCCTAAGACAGATCGTCTTGGAGCGTGACCATTACTTGTGTGCCTACTGCCAAGTGCAAGGCAAGTTGACACCGGCCAAGACCGTCGACCACATTGTTCCGATTGAGTTCAGTCCGAATGATAAGGCCAATGTTGCAAACCTGGCCATCATCTGTGGTAGGTGTCACCGATTTAAGACGGACTGGGAACAGTCGTACTACGGAACGGGTCAAGGTAACCGAATGCAACCAGTGGGAGCCATCCGTGACATACAGGCCGTTGCCGTCCTAATGAATGGAGTAAAACATGATGAACGATAAGCGAATGGATAGGATTCCGACCTTTGAAATGTATAAAAGAGCCGTTGCTGATGAGATAACCGATGATCAGATTGATTTGGTAAGAAAAGCAATTGGCAATGCAGTCAAACAAGCTGTACCTAGACTGAATTTCTCTGTAATAGACTTCAACGAAAAGCAACTAAAAGTGTTGTCTGCGGTGTTGAGCAAAAAAGGATATTTTGTCAGCATGATTCGATCAGGAGATTCGATTCAAGAAATTATTGTTGATCTAGATCGATAATTTTATCCCCCCCTTAGGCAAGGCCTCGGGAGAGCGCACACATAGGCGTTTTCTTATCACGCGCACTCATTTTTTGAAATTTAAGTAAGGGGGGCATCCCTGATAGAAAGGAGGAATAGGCAATGCCTAAAAAATCGTATTATCAGCAGAATGACGGGCGTTTGTCGTATACCCCGCCTAAGTACCTAGGTACGCAGGCGAAGGCGTGTTGGCGTAAAATCGTGCCCTTTTTAGAGCAAACTAACAAGGTTGACCGCATCGACAGCGAATTGGTCGAACGGTACTGCGTGACCTACGAAACTTACCGTGAGGCGTACAAGGACATTCTCGAAAATAAGATTCAGACGAAAATCTTTAAGTCGCTACAGGATATGACAGGTAAAGTGATTGGTCGGGACTTTGTGGGGTACAAGAAGAACCCCGCGGTTGGAACAATGAAGGATGCCGTGACCCAATTAAATGCAATTGGCGAGCAACTTGGACTATCACCGAAGGCTCGGACCGAATTGATGGCCTTGAAGGTCCCTGGTAAAGAGGACAACCGTTCAATTGAGGAAAAGATGAAAGACTATCTGGGTGAGAGCTAATGAAAATTGATTTAACACAAACGCACGATGTTCTAGGATCCTACCAGTCAATTGATTGGACCGCAGTTCGTGAACAGTACACGGATGATGGAACCAAGTACGCATTCAAGGTGCTGGATGGTGAAATCGTCACCGGCTACCAAATAAAGCTGGCTGCGTTCCGTCACTTACGCGATCTGCAACGGCAGGGTAGCGTTGACTTCCCCTATACTTATTCGGGTAAGAAGGTTCATCAGATCCTAAAGTTTGCCAGTGCATGCCCGGAGATCAAAACCATGAAGCCGGTCAAGCTGATGGACTGGCAAAAGTTCATTTTAGCCATGTTAGTCGGTTGGCGGAACGAATACGGGGATAAGCGGTTCACCCGTGCAATTGTTAGTGTCGCTCGTCATCAGGGGAAAACTTACCTAATGGCAATCATCACGTTATTTAGTTTTTTGGTAGAATCCCTGGGTGAATCCGGGCAGGACTTTTTAGTCAGCTCGATTAATTTTAAGCAAACTAGTAAATTGATGGGCTACGTTAAGAAGATGTTGCGTCAGATCTTGGAGATCGAACCATTTAGAACTCTTGGGAAACATGCGGAGATCAATCTTAAGTCCTTGGCGTCTGAGTCGGACCAAATTGTAGCTCACGAAACGGGTAATAAATTGCGGGCTATTACTTATAAATCCGGACAATATGACTCGTTTCATTTTAAAACCGCCATTGGGGATGAGTTCGGGGATCCCGAGGTCTCTAGCTCAAGTAAAATCACGAAGATCACATCTGGGCAGGTCGACGTTAGTAATAAGCAATTTATTCAAATTTCCACGGCTTACCCGAATCCAGCGGTGCCATTCCACAACGATGAAAAGCGGGTGACCCAATTGATGGAACAGGATTTCAAGCGTGAGGGCGAAAATTACCTGTGTCTAGTCTGGGCTCAGGATGACGAGGCCGAGACGTTCAAGCCGAAGCTATGGGCAAAGTCCAACCCTATGTTGAACATGACCAGTAAAGCGGACCGCATGCTGAATGATTTGAAAAACGAACGCGACAATGACGCACTTGCTGGATCCATCATTGATTTTAAAAACAAGTCGATGAACATCTGGTTACAGCAGGCCGCCAACAGCTTTTTGAAGTTATCAGATATTGAAAGTGCAATCGTACCGAAGTTCAACATCGATGGTCGGCAAGTTTACATTGGCTTTGACTACTCGATGTTTAGCGATAACACGGCCTTTGCATTTATTTATCCCAACGCGGATGTTGAGAAGCCAGAGTGGTTCGTTTCCCAGCATTCGTTTATTCCGTGGCGCAACGCCGGGTCCATCGAGGCTAAGGAGAAGCAGGACGGCATCAATTACCGCGAGATGGCGCGCCGGGGCTATTGCACAATCACCAGCCACCCGCAGGGACTGATTAATGATGATCAAATTTACAAGTGGCTCCTGGACTACGTTGATGAACATAATTTAGAAGTCGTGTTCTTTGGTTACGATGCCATGGGGGTTACGACGATGATCAAACAGTTAGACCTGAACACGTCGTGGCCACTGAACCCGATTCGGCAACGTACCGGGGAACTTAAGGATCCGACCAAGTTTCTACAAACGGCCTTTATTGAGGGATCAGTGAAACGTTTTGATGATCCAATCATGGAGAAGGCGTTACTAAACGCGGAACTCGTTGAAGATAAGGTCGGAATTCAAGTCGATAAGGCTAAGGCCACGTTAAAAATTGACGTAGTTGACGCAATTATCGACGCGTTTTACCAAGGCATGTATCATTTTGAAGACTTTGCGGACGTGAATAACCCTGACAAGCAGGTTGAACGGATGACTGATCAACAGGTCGTTGACTGGTTGAATGATCCCGATTCGGGGATGTTGGAAGGTGGTGATGAAGATGATTATTAAACAGTTTTTCGCAATGATTTGGCGATACTTCGATGTATTTTGTTTCATCTTCGCCATGTTTGCGGCTGATTATGGGTTGTTTCTACTGGGAAAGCCCTGGGGTGTGATGGGAATTGCCGTCACGCTCTTTCTAGTGGGCTGGTTATCGGAAGTCATTACTGCCAACAAGAAGGGTGATGATTAAAAATGCCATTTTTTGAACCGCCAACCGGTGTTAAGGATACGGCCGACATTCAAAGTATTCCCGATGATACGGACGCTTTAAATTTCATGCGGACCGACAATCACCATAAATACGTGAGTGCGCACGACGCGTTGCGGAATTCGGATATTTATTCGGCCGTTAGTCAGTTGTCGGGCGACCTTGCCAGTGTGAAATTGACGGCTAACATGCCACGAGCCCAGGGAATTATTAATAACCCCAGCTCGACGGCAAGCGGACGGGCTTTTTGGCAATCCATGTTTGCCCAGTTGTTACTGGCCGGTGAGTGTTTTGCCTATCGGTGGCGTAACGCCAATGGACTTGATGTTCGCTGGGAGTACCTGCGTCCCAGCCAGGTTCAACCGTTTCTGCTGAGTGATGGTAGTGGCTTGGTTTACACGGTGACGTTTGACGAGCCCCGCTTTGGCGTGGTTCAATCCGTCCCGCAGGCCGACATGATCCATATTCGCCTGACGAGTACTAACGGCGGGATGACGGCCATGAGTCCGTTGGAGGCCTTAAACAACGAGTTACAGATCAAAGATGCGTCGAACCAATTGACGTTGTCTGCGTTGGCTCGTTCGATTAGTGCGCCGGGGATCCTGTCAATCACACACGGTGGTTTGCTGGCTGCTAAGGAGAAGGCCAGCCGGTCTCGCCAGTTCATGAATCAGGTGAACACTTCCAACGGTGGTCCAGTCGTCTTAGATGATTTGGAAAGTTACCAGCCGTTAGAGATGAAGGCTGATGTTGCTAAACTGTTGAGCCAGACTGATTGGACGAGTAAACAAATTGCTAAGGTCTACGGGATCCCGGACAGTATCTTGAACGGCACCGGTGACCAGCAAAGCTCAACTGATCAGATGGAACGACCGTATATTAAGGCACTTGGTCGGTACATCAATAATGTGGTAAGTGAGTTGGATGACAAACTTAGCGCAACGGTCACACCGAATATTCGACCAGCTGTAGATCCGCTAGGGGACTCGTTTGCTAATACACTATCCGGATTAGCTAAGAACGGTACGATTGCCAATAATCAGGCAACATGGGTGCTACAAGATGCTGGTTACTTCCCGAAAAATATGCCGGAAGCAATTGTATCAGTGAAAGGAGGTGAAACGAATGCCGAAGAAGGTAATGATTAAGGGCAACGTTGTCGATGATGAAACTGGGACCTTCTACGACTGGTTCAACATGCCGTCGGCGCACCCGTCCGCGGTGGCGTCCGTCTTAAATGATGGTCGGGCCGATGATGAAGTGGTCGTGGATATTGCTTCGAACGGCGGCGACGTGTTTGCCGCGTCCGAGATCTATACCATGTTACGCAATTACGTTGGTCCAGTGACCGTCAACATTCAAGGCTTGGCTGCCAGTGCGGCTAGTTTGATTGCCATGGCCGGAGACAAGGTCAACATTTCGCCGACTGCGCAGATCATGATCCACAAGGCGTCGGCTAATCCGATGGGAAACGCCGATGATCTAAGTCACGAGGTTACAGTACTCAACGGTGTCGATCAATCAATTGCGACGGCCTACGAAGCTAAGACTGGAATGGACGCCGCCGATGTTTTACAACTGATGGCTAAGGAAACTTGGTTGACACCGCAGGACGCGGTCGACAAAGGTTTTGCGGATGAAATTATGTTTGCGGATACCAATAAGCCGGTACTCACAAACTCAATTGCTGACATTCCATCGAAGAATGCGTTAAATAAATTCTTCAATTTGGTCGCACAAGCTCAACCAGAACAGAATAAACCAGTGAAAAGCCAACCTGTTCCGACGTTAATGTCGAGTAAGCTGGCTATTTTAATGGGAACTAATAAGGAGGCCAACTAATGGCTGTTAAAGATACAGAAATTAATAAGCTCAATGATGCTTGGATTGCCCAGGGTCAGAAAGTCTCAGACTTAAACGACAAGTTAAACGCCGCTGTCTTGGATGATTCTTTTGATGAGAAACAATTCAATGACTTGAAGGGCGAACGAGACAATGCCGTTGCCCGTCGGGATGCGCTGCACTCCCAACTTGATGAGGCCCGCCGTGTTCATGACGTGGTCAACATGGATCCTAAGAATCAACAACCGCTGAACAATAACGAAAAGTCGATGAAGACTAAATTTGTCGATGATTTTAAAGCCATGATGCGTAACGACCCTAAAATCATGAACATTTTAACGTCCTCTGAAGATGATTCGGGAAACGCTGCTGGGTTGACGATCCCGGACGATATTCAAACGTTAATTCATCAATTAGTTCGTCAGTTTGACTCGCTTGAACAATACGTGAATGTCGAAAAGGTCACAACCTCGAAGGGTTCTCGAGTTTGGGAAAAGTGGACCGATGTAACGCCATTGACTGATCTTGATGATGAAAGTGCAACGATTGGTGATAACGATGATCCACAGTTGAAGGTAGTTAAGTATTTGATTCACCGTTACGCTGGTATCAGTACGGTCACCAACTCATTATTGAAAGATACGGCAGAAAATATTCTGGCTTGGCTGTCGCAATGGATCGCAAAGAAGGTCGTTGTTACTCGCAACACCAAGATCATTGCTGCCATGAATGATATGCCAAAGAAGCCTTCAATTACCAGCTTTGATGATGTGATTCATACCATCAATACAGCCGTTGATCCGGCCATCAAAACAACGTCCTTTGTCATGACCAATACGTCAGGACTGGATATCTTAACGCGGGTAACGGACGGTGTCGGTCGTCCGATGTTACAGCCGGATCCGAAGCAACCAGATCAATACTTGATCAAAGGTAAAACGGTGGTTGAGATTGCCGATCGTTGGTTACCAAATGGCGGGACTTCTTCAGCACCAACGTACCCATTCTACTTCGGCGATTTGAAGCAGGCCGTAACGCTATTTGATCGTGAAAGCATGTCCTTACTTTCAACCAATATTGGTGGCGGTGCGTTTGAACACGATCAAACCAAGGTTCGGGTTATTGATCGGTTTGATGTTCAACCGACTGATACAGAAGCCTTTGTTTCCGGATCTTTCACCGATATCACTAACGCGACCCCGACGAAGTCGACAACTACTGACGGAGCCGCTAAATAGTTAGGTTGTGAGTAAATGTCACTCAATATTCAAGACTTAAAGAACTCGCTACGTATTGACGGAGACCAGGACGATGTCTTGTTGAAACGGTACTTAGACGCAGCAACTAGTTACGTTAAGGGCGCGGTTGGAGATGAAACGGATGTCCCAGGGTTCTACGATGACGTTCGCGTTATTAATAACTTTGAGACTGCGGTCATTTCTTTGGCTGGAACTTATTGGACTTACCGACAATCAATATCTTCAGTGAGTGCCGTTCCAATCGATTTAGTACTGAACTCAATTATTGGTCAGTTACGTGGCGAGTACGATGAACGGCTGGAAAGGGTGATGAAAAATGACCAAGGGCATTAACCCAGCACGGATGAATTTGCGGCTTGAATTTGGGTCCATGAAACCCGTTGGGGAAGCCAACCCGAATACAGGTGAATCTGAGGACGAGTTCGTTCCCGCGTTTAGCCTGTGGGCCGGTCAGTGGTCGCTCTCCATGTTACAACAAATGACTCTATCCGGTAATGGTATGAAGGACAATGTGGTATTCTTCACCCGCTTTAACAACTTTGTTAAAGAAGGAATGCACTTGCGTAAGGATAAACAGGACGTCTATTTTATCGACAACGTGAACGTCGATGACGGGTTACCACCGGATGGTTTTAACTTGATCACTTGTCACCGGGTGGTGAGTGGCCATGACTAAGGAAATTCGCAACGCGGCGTCCTTTGAACACATCCTTGATGAAATGGCGTCCGGCTTTGGTCGCGATGCCCGTCTCGAGGCTAACAAGGCCGGTGCGGATGAATTCATCAAGATTATGAAACCCAAGGTACCCGTTGGTGAGCTACGCAACGTGCACGGTCACGCTGAAAAAGCGCATCTACGGGATTCGCTAGTTGAAGTTGAACACCCTAACGGCGCAGTCAGCACCGGCTTTACTGCTAAGGATGAAAAGGGCTACGTTGGCCGTCTGCAAAACGACGGCTGGGACGCGACTGACCGTAACGGTCGGAAACATAAGCACGTTCCTGGTAAACACTTTTGGGAAGATACTCAACGTGAAGCGAAGGGGAAAGTCGGTCAGGCGATCGTAAAACATTTGAAATCGGCAATGGATGAGAAGGTGGGCAAATGACGCCAGCAGCTTTTATTCGGTCTACATTAGTTTCACAACTCGAACAGATTCCAGAAATCAGAGCGGAGCATATCCACACTTTTTTTATACCCGATTATGACGACGCAACGGATGCACCAATCCTGGTGATCAGTGAAATTCCGGAGGCCAGTCAGGATTACGGCAACGATGCGCCAATTCAAGCGACCAAGCAGGTTCAATTGCAGTTCTACTACCCTGACAAGTACACAAAGGACATGGACGCAATCGAAACTAAGGTGAAACAAGCTTTGTTAGCGAAAAGGATTCGGTGTTTTAGCGACGTGGGGCACATGCGCGCGCCCGAATCTAAGAACATGACAAACACACTCAAATTTAGATTTATTAAGGAGGCCATTTAAATGGCATTAATTGGTTTAAAGATGCTCTATACGGGTATCAAAAACTTAGACGGTACAACTGCCGTCGCCGAAGCCGGTTTATCAGAGACTGGCGTATTCCCAATCGATACTGATAAGTCACATGGCAACTTAGGTACCAAGACGGCGAATATTACCAATCTTTCAGGTACACCTGTAAAGATTTCTGGGAATAACGAAACAGTGGATACGAGTAATCCCCCATCGTCACCATCAATCGCTATTGATTCAAATCTGATCAACTACGCGGCCAAGCAAAAAATGTTGGGCCGCGTTTCTAACGGAAAAGGTGGCTATTCTGATAGTGATACGCCGGTGGAATGTGGGTTGATTATTGAATCTCAAGCGCCAATCAGTCTTAAGTCCGTGTTCTATTGTTTTGGTCGGGGCAACTTTAACGAAGCCAGTCAAAATGTAGGTACTAACACGGATACAGCCGAAACGCGTGAAGATGATAACTTGACCTTCACCGCGCTTGACTACAAGAAGTTCAACAACAAACCGTTCCGGATTTACTTCGAAGATGATCCAAAGTTTGACAAACAGGCCATGTTTGATGAAGTTTTCCCTGGTCAAACTTATATCACGACGAATACTGGTTCACAGACGACACCGTCCGGTGATCAAACTACAGACACGGGTAAAACTGCCTAGTTCGTTTTTACGTCGCCAATAAATAAACAGTGCCGAATGGGGCGGCTTTTATCGTGCTGACAGGCGTGTTCTAAGGCCTGGTTCAGCTTTGAAGACTAATAACTAATTGAAAGGGTGTTTTACGGAATGGCAAAATATGTTGAATTTGATGGCAAAAAGATCGGTACGGGTACGAAATACAAGTTAATTGATAGTGGCGAAAATATTAAAAAAACTATCAATCATTATATTTCAATTCAGAAAGCTGCTAATGAAATTGACGATGATGACTATCTTGCTTCAATTAAACAGTCTGGTAGCACCGTTGACCTTATCGCTACTGCCGTTTGTGATTTACTTGAATTAAATGCGGCCCAAACCAAGCGGGTTAAAAATTTAGAATTTTCGTTCAGTGATGAATATGGTTTCTTTAATGATTGTTTGAATAGCTTCCTTGGGCTTAGACTACCATCAATGGACGATGACGATAGTAGCGACACCGACGATGCCGAGGAACAGGAAGACCCAAAATAGCCCGCCGCCGCACAATGTGGCAGTTGAATAATTTATTAGAAGATATTGATTATATGGCCCAACAGCTATTAGAGCAGGGAATCTTACCAGATTCTTTCTATAAGAGTTCATTTAGCGACATGCAAGAAGCAATGAAAGCCAAGTCCCGTAAGGACCGGATCCAAGACCCTTACGAGTTCGCCATGTCAGTTATTCAGTAAAGGAGGTCAGCATGGAAAAAATTCAAGGCTACCAGTTCGCCATTGATATGGATGACGGTGGGATGACCCGCACAATGCGGGAGTTAAAAAATGAAGCTAAGTTACTGAAGTCCGGCATGCAGGCCAACTTTGCCGAAATACGTTCTGGCGAAGGCATCATGGCGGCATATGCTAATAAGGTCAAGGACGCCGGTCGCGCTATCGATGCACAACGGGTTTACATTGAAAAACTCAAGTCTGAACAAAACGGACTTGATCAGTCGACAGTTCACGGTCGGGAATCTTATTTAAAGTACGAGAACCAAATTGAGTCGGCTAAACGGACCATTGGAAGTCTGCAATCGCAACAGGAACGGGCTAAGCAAAGTCTAGACCTACAAAAGTCTGGAGTTCTACAGTTAAAGGATGCGACCGAACTTAACGCTAAAGTGACTCAGTCCTATATTGGCCGGCTCAAGGCTGAAGGTAACGAATTTGAAGCTAATAAGGCCAAGGCCGGTGGCCTCCACCAGTCCTATAAGGACCTGAACAAGCAACTTGAAGCCGAACAGAGTCAGCTTGAAAAGGTTGGTAAGGCCAGCGGAGAGGACTCACGCCAGTACAAGGAACAGCAAGTTCGGGTGAATGATCTTGGTACCAAGATTGCCGAGACCCGCACAAAAATGAAGGAACTTGATGGTCAACTGGAAAAAAAGCCACGTACGGGTCTTACCGGTGTAATTGGTCAGTTGAATAAGGTTCAGGAACATACCACTAAGGTTGATCATCTGTTTGGTAAAGTCTTTGGCGCCCACCTACTTGCTAATGGGGTCGTTAACGCTTGGCAGTCGCTGACTTCACATATTGGTGAAGCGGTCGAGGCCGGCAAAGAGTACGACAAAGAACAGCAGAAGATGAACGCCACCTGGACCACGTTAACGGGTAACGCCAAAGACGGTAAGGCCATGGTTGACGTGACTAATAAGCTGTCCGTTGCTTTGGGCCAAGACGTGGACGTTACGGATGAGCTAAACCAGCAATTCTATCACGTTCTGGACAAGCAGGGCCCAACTGAAAAGCTGACCAAGTCCGTCCTGACAATGGGTGATGCGGTTGGTATGAGTGGTGATAACGTTAAGAACTTAGGTCTTAACTTCACCCACATGATGTCATCGTCCAAGATGCAGCTGGGTGACTTTAACCACATTACCGATGCACTGCCAATGTACGGCGAAGCCTTACTGAAGTATGAACAACAGGTTCAGAAAAACTCCAAGTTGACTATGTCGCAACTGCGCAAGCAAATGAGTGCCGGTAAGATCACTGCGGAAGACGCCGAAAAGGTCATGAACCGCTTAGGCGGTAAGTACCAGGAAGCGTCCGAGAACCTGATGAAGACCATTCCAGGGATGGAACGGGTCATCAAATCCCGGGTACCCGCGTTACTAGGTGACATTGAAAAGCCAATCATGAACGCCCAGAATCCAATCTACGGGGCTGTTTCCAAGTGGGTCTCCGATAAACGGACCGAACAGGAGTTCACGAAGGTGGGAACCGCGGCCAATAAGGGACTTACGACCATTACTAAAGCTTTTGCTAAAGCGTTTGACGTTAAGTCGGCCCCGAAGCTAATGGACGATGCAATGAACGGTTTAGCGAATGGTGTCACTAAGGCGTCCAATGCTGTTGCCCGTAATGCCCCTGAGATTACCGACTTTTTCAAGACGGTTAAGAATTTAGGTGGCGTTGGGTTTGAAACCCTAATCGATTCACTCAAAATCACCAATGCCATCTTGAAACCAACGTTGAGCCTGGTCGGGGGCCACACCGAAACGATTGCGAAGTTTGGGGCTGCCTGGTGGGTTGCCAACAAAGCCATTAAGGGAACCAGTGACGTTTTGTCGACCTTTAAGAAGGTCAGCGATACGGTCAGTTGGGCCGCCAAGGTTTTCGGCATCAAGCAGGAAACTAAGGCTCTTGCGGAACAAAATGGTGTGCTGAAAACCAATGCGGAACTGAGTGCGGCTGGCGGTGGTTCATCTGGTGGCAGCAAGGTTGCGGAAGAAGTTAGTGGTGGTGCCGACGGTAAGGTTGCCAAAGAGTTAGCTGAAACCGAAAAGGGTAGTGCCAAGCTTGGTAAGTTTGCCAAAATGGGTGAACGTCTCAAGTCGTTGAAATCAATAAGCGGTGCTGGTAAGGCTTTGGTAGGTTCGACCGGGGTCCTCGATGTTTTGATGGCGGGGACCGACCTAATTGGGACCACTAAGAAAAACGTCGGTGATCATGTCGGTGGTGCTACGGGTAACCTGGCCGGTGGCGCGATTGGCGGCACAATTGGTACATTGATTGCACCCGGTATCGGGACCGCCATTGGGGCCGGTATTGGCTCAATGGACGGTGATAAACTGGGTCGCTTGATCGGTAAAAAAATACAGGGCGGTTTGAGCAAGACCAAGTTAAAGATTCCTAAGCCTAAGCCACTTTCAATGAAGTCGTCCTACGATAAATTGAACAAGCAGGCTAAGAGCTACTACTCTAAGAAGGCCGCGCAGGATAAGGCTGACTTGAAGTTGTTGCTTAAGAACGGTGACATCACCAAAGCGGAATACGATCGGCGGATGAAGGACGTTAAGAAGTCGACAGAGTCCGAAAGTCGTTACGAGAAGATGTCCCAGTCAGATCGGACTGCGGTGGCGAAGTATTACAGCCAGTCTCGTGCTAAACTGACGAGTTCCTGGAACTCTAAGATCACCAAGGATACGAAGAAGTGGAACAGCAAAATTGCCAAGGATACCCGTTTGTACGGATCCCAGTCCCTTCAAGTTGAAAAGGATGAGAATCGCAAGCGGGCTGCGCTTCGGAAGGATGAGAGCAAAAAGAAGTCTGCGCTGAGTAAGCAGGAACTTAAGTTTGCGACCCAGATGACGGCGCGCGAGGCTCGCTTGCATACAACTCTAACCGGTAAGATCAAGTTGGCGTCCGATCAGCAGTCTAAGATCCTAACTAAGCTGAAGGATAAAAAGAACAAATTAAGTAAACAGCAGTTGCAGACGGCGGTTAATAGTTCCCGCAAGGAATATCAGCAAACCGTCTCCAATGCCAATAAGGAATACAAGTCTCGCGTTTCCGATGCCGAGCATCAACACGATAAGATCACTAAGGCTGCGGAACGGCAATATAAATCAACCGTTGCGTCCGCCAAGCGTCAGTATTCCGGCAATTCCAAGTATGCTAAGCAACAACGACAAAAGATCATCTCCGAAGCGCTTGAACAAGAGAATAAGACTGAAAAACATGCGGATGAGCAGTATAAGAAGGTTACGGACCGTGCCGAGAAACAAAAAACGCAATCGATTAATTCGGCCAAGAACCAGCATACAAAGGTCGTCAAAGAAGCCAAGGCCCAAAATTCTGAAGTAACAGATGAATCTGACTCCCAACGTAAAACAGTTAACGATAATAATGATAAGACTAAGAAACACTCTGATAGTGTTTGGAAAGATATCACAAAGACGGTTGGCGGCTGGCTGGGTGGTATTGCCCATTCATTAAACAAATCAGCAAAAAGTCAGAATGAGTCATTTAAACAGTACGGTGGCTCTGGAACAACCTTATCAACAAGCATTCCAGAATCTTATCCAGCTAAGCAGTATGCAACTGGTACTGGAATCCTGAATGCTTTTCGTAAGCCAATCAGCGAACCGACTTTAGCGATGCTGAATGATGGTTCGGATTCGCCAGAAACGGGGAACCGTGAACTGGCCTTTCTGCCAAATGGTAACATCTTAGCACCTGATGAACCGAACTGGACTGGTATCTTGCCGGCTGGAACGGAAGTTGCTAACGCCTCTGAATCAAAGCTATTGGCACCATTTTTAGGAATCGAACATTTTAGTACTGGGACTGGCTTACTAGGCGCGGCTGGCAAGTTCTTTAAGGGGATTTGGGGATCAATGATGAGCCGAATAAAGGCTGCCAGTTCAATACTTGATAAGTCTGACAAGAGTTGGGGATCAGTATTTGATGTTACTAGCAACGGTAAAGGTGATCTGGCCAAAGCCTATACAAAGTTAACCAAATCTAACTTTAACCGAGCTGGTAAAGCTTGGTGGCATGAAGCCTGGTCACAGATCAATGGGGCTATTAACGATGGCGGTGGCGGAAGCGGTGATGGTTCTTTGAAGCCGCACTTCGGTTCACCGTTTAGTGAGTCATCGGGGTATGGGCCACGATCCGGTGACGTGACTGATAACCATAAAGGCATCGACTTCTCGGCCCCAATGGGAACGCCAATTCCCGCGCAGTATCCTGGGACCGTCGTTACTGCGGGTTCTGCAAGTGGGTTCGGTAATTGGGTCGTGATCAAGCCTGACGGGCAGGATATCAACACAATTTACGGTCACATGCGTTCGTTTAACGTTCACGCTGGTGAGCACGTCAGCGCGGGTCAGACCATTGCACGCGTTGGTGCGGAAGGTGAGGCTACGGGCCCCCACGTCCATTACGAACTTCGCAAGGGACTTGGATCCGGTGATTACCGCCCTAACCCGGAAACCTATAAAGGGACCGTCAAGGCAAGTTCGAAGAAGTATAAGGCAAGCTCGTCGCTATCCGGCTTAGTCCATAAAGAACTTGGACCGGGTCTTTTTAGTTGGATTGAAAAGAACCTGGCACCACTGATGTCAGACGGTGGTAGCATTGGTAGTTTTGGCCTGACCGGGAGCGTTGCAAAACGGGCCCGCACGTTGGCCGACGCTATTAAGAAGTTGGATAGCCGTGCGACTAAGAATGGGATTGCGGCGGTCCTTGGTAACTGGAGTTTTGAATCCGGATTGAACTCTGGATCAACTAACTCTAGCGGTGGTGCGACCGGGTTGGGCCAATGGCTTGGTACTCGGAAGTCGAACTTGATTGCGTTTGCACAACGTAAGGGTAAATCATGGCACGATCCGTCAGTGCAATTGGAATTCGCTCTGAACGGTGAGGGCTCGGATAGTAGTCTGTTACGGCGAATTATTGAAAGCAATGACTCGGTTGCTTCACTGGCGACCCGCTTCTCCGAAGGCTGGGAACGTGGAGGGTATACTGCGCAACACGTTGCCGGTGCTCGGAACGTGGCGTCAGCATTAAAAGGCTACGCAAACGGTGGTATTGGTAGCCGCGCCGGACTGTACCCGTTGTTTGAGGGGAACAAGCCGGAAGCGGTCGTGCCAATGGACCTGTCGAAGCGGTCACGAGCTTATCAAGTCATGCAAGAGATTATGGCAAATTTTGCTAGTCAGGATAAACCAACCAATACTGCTGGATTACGTAGTACAAATAATGCGGTGAAGATTATGAGTACTAATGTCGAAGAGCGTTTAGATTCAATGCTGGCACTTATGACTAAGCTGCTAGATTTAAATGCCAGTCAGATTACTGCGATTAAAGCCGGGGCTTTTGATAAGACTCAGTTGTATAAACAACAGGGGTATGATCAGGCGATGGCAGATGCACAGAATTTTTAGAATAGGAGGTGATTAGTATTAGCAAACCTTGGATGAAATTGAAAATTGCGGATGAAGACGAAATTGATATTAACACTATTACTAGTCATTTAGAATTTCTTGGTGATGATACTAGCCCTGCAATTACGAATAACTATGAAGAAAACAGTGGCTTGGATGGCAGTGTCGCGACGTTTGCAACGTTTAATAAGACTACCGTAACGGCCAATTTTGCTTTAAAGTTTGGTGATTATTATGACTTTACTCTGGCTAAGCATGATATTTATGCGGCATTTATGAATAAGAAACTAATGCGGATCAGAACGGATGCTGAGCCTTACATCGTCAAATATGTAAGAGCTGGTAACTTTGAGATTAAGCCGACAGAAGACCGTTCACATTTGGCATTATTTTCAATTCCATTTGATAATCCGAGCGGTTATAAATATTCGATGCTAAGAAGCGACTACCTCAATGCGTTTAGCGAAGACGGATGGCAGTTTGGAATGAATATCCCAAGCGATGTTGATTTGAGATATCACTTTAAGACTTCAAAGTTCAGCATCTATAATGCATCTGATATTCCAATCGATCCATATTATCAACGGCATGATTTGAAAATCATTATCCAGTTTAAGGGTGATAGCTTACAGCTAACTAATGAAACGACCAATACATCATGGAAATATGAGAAGCCGTCGGATGGAGTTGAAACCATTATTTTGGACGGAATCAATACTTCACTAAATGGAAATCCAGCTAGTGCCAATACCGATTATGGTAACTTGACCCTAAACAAGGGTTGGAACTCAATTGTAGCAGCAGGCGCGACTACGGTTGATATTACATTCAGTTTTCCGTTTATTTATCTTGGTTAACAAACTGATAGTCAAAGGCTTGAATAGCGCCTATCGAGAGCCTTTGAGAAGTCTAGTATTCAGCTCGTTCTATATTCAGCCGACCGTCAATGACTCATACCAGCTTGAATTTACTGCATATGACGATAAGTCAGTGGCATTTAACCTATTAACGGTTGAAGCGAGTGTTATCTGGGATGGACAAGAATTTGTTATCAAGCAACTGGTTCCAGATTATTCCGGCGGGGTTACGACGGTTCAGGTTACTGCTATCCACGTTGGTTACTGTCTTGATCGAGTGTTTCAGCATTCTGTTAAGTCGGGTGAAAAGACGTATACGGTTAACGATGTCCTGGAATTTATTCTAGGCAGTAATGAACTTGGCTATACGTGGCAGGTTATTGGTAATTTTGAAAAGGCACAGATTACGGACTTAGGAAATTGTAACGGTAAGGACATGCTGTCCAAAATAGTCGAAGCCTGGCCAAAAGCTATATTTTGGCCTGACAATAAGAATATCCGGATTTTCCATCATGATTCATTGGCTAAAAATCTTGGGAATCGAATTGACTATTTGAATAGTAGCAAGGAGATCAAGCTAACCTACGATTCAAATGAAGTAGTCAATAAGTTGCGTTGTGTCAGCGTTGAGAAAGATAGCGATGACAGTAAGGGTAGCAAGTATTGGTTTGAACCGTTCTATGTAACGGATGATGATTCAATTAAACGGTTCGGCGTGCATGATGGCGGAGATGTATCAGACGATCGGTACCATGACGTTTCGGCCATGACCACTTATGGTAAATCAAAACTAGTGCCAGAGCCTAGCTTGGCCATCGAAGTTACTAATAACGATAATGTTGAACCTAACATTGAAGAAATCGTTAGACTTGAGATTCGACCTTTCGGCTATGTAACGACAGTTGAGGTAATGTCCTATCAATACTATCCGTTAGACAAGTCGCAGCCAACACAAATCACGCTCAATAACCGGGCCAAAACTATTCTGAATTACCAACGTGCAAGTCAGAGTGCCTTTCAATCAGCGCTTAAAGCACAACAGGCCGTTTTGAAAACAGCTAAAGATGAAGCGGCTGCAGCACTTAGTCATCGATTATCTGGTACTAAAGTGGCAACGAGTGATTCAACCGCGGTACCGATATTTCAATTGAGCGTAGCCGATGATAATGATGATTTTGGGCTTAGGGCTGGGGATGCATTTGCCGTTAAGACGACGGTGGCTGGCGTTGATGGATTGGACGAAAAGATTGCGGGCGCACAGATAAAGTATGGTGCCGCGACCCCGAATTCAGATGGCCTAATGACTGCTGCTGACCGCGTTAAACTAGATGGATTACAAAACTATGCTAATGCGACTCCCACGAATTCTGGATTAATGTCAGCAGTAGATAAGGATAAGCTAGATAAAATTAAATTAGAACCAGTAGATACTATCCAAATGAAGGATGCAACTACTGGTTCTATTTATTATTTGAAAATTATTGATGGAAAAATCAATTTAACAGCGGAGGTGTAAACATGGCCGAAATAATAACGGATGCTTTACCGCTCCCATTGGGTAGAGGTTTCCGGGAAGATCTTGTTTCAAATTTTAAAATAATCAAAAATCAGTCGAACGAACTAAATGTCGATGCTTCTGCAATAGATGAGCTTAAAAAGAAATTTGACGATATATCTGGCAAAATAAATGCTTACGAGGCTAATATTCAAGTCATCGTTAATATCTTGTCTGATTACAATGTGCCAATTGCAATTGTGGATGGCAAAGTTACAAGAACTGAGGAAGGTGATTAGATGGCAATTAGTACAATTACGTTGGATACGTACAAGCAAAAGATTAATTCTGCTGACGCGTTCGATCTAAGTGACAGCTTCAACGGCCGAGTGGGCGATGAGCAGGTTCCGTTGGTCGTAAATTTGAAGGAACGTGGGCTGGCACAACAATTTAAAGATGGATTAGTTCCCTTTATGTCGGGCTTTGTAGGAAGCTTGGACGAAAACGGAATAGTAACGGCCGAAACTGGCGAGGCGGTTAGTTATGTTGGTTCTAGTGATGACATTGTGGGCTTAGGCCGGGTAAAGATGAATCTACCCGGTACGATGTTTCCACAGGAAGGCTATTTCTATGGTTTCTTTGGGCTACAAAATGCTGACGGTAAACGCGTTACCACCTTCAGTGTATGGTTCCATGTCTACAACGGCAATCCCGATATGTTTGTTAACAAGGCTCCATTTCGGACAGAATTACAAAAATTACTCGATGAAGGGGAGGCTACAATTAACCAGTACAAGGACAAGCTGAATGACCAAATTAGTACCGTCACGGAAGCCTATACGAAGACCCAAGCTACAGTGCTAGCCCTTACTGCTCAATTAGATGCTTTAGCGCAAAAGATTAAAGATGGCAATGTCGTCACTAATGCTGATTTAAAGACGTGGAGTGATCAGTTCAATACGACTGTGCAGGGCAAATTAGATGGCATGACCGCCGATATTGCTAATTTGGCCACTAATTCCAGTGATGCTTACATCACTAACCTGAAGATTCTGCTGAAGGTTAGTTGGCAAGAATCAACTACGTCTGGTTGGTACCCGCAGGGCTTCTCGGTCAACAAAGATAAGAATGAATTATACTTATCGACCGAAATTACTGGTGGCACCGAAACACGGATTGAAATCCATGATTTAACAACTGGCGAGTTAAAAGGGATGAAGTCCTTTGTCAATGAAGCCAACTCATTCTCAGAAGGCATTCCATACTTCTATAACGCCAATGGTGAGCTGTGTTTCATTGTGTCAGTTGTGAATGGCGACGGTTATGCCATTTTCAATTACGATACGGGTAAAGTTGGTGACAATATTCCAATCAACGGCAAATTTAAATGGGGCGTTGAGGGCAATAATTTCGTTGCCACCGAAGCGACCCCAGGCAAGATTGCTAAATACTCGGTTTATGCTTGGGACTCGATTCAAGCTGGTAAGCCACTTTTCGAGCAGGATGTTTACGTCGAACCCATGGGTAACCTTAATCGTAAGCCACAAGGCATTACGATGTCTAATGGCAAGGTCTATCTGACGATGGGGGCGTATGGCACGAAGATTGCGCTGCAAGCCTACGACATTGATGGCAGAATTGTGACCAAAGCCGAATTTTCTAAGTCAGGCTTAGCAGAATTCATCAATGAATATTATCCAAATTCAATTACTGATGTTGAGAATTATCTACTAGAAGCCGAAGGCGCCTATACGTTAGGCCATACGCTCATGCTGGGTGTGGTTGCGAATGGTAAGTTCTATTTAATGGCAGCCGGTCAATTAGACGGCACTAAAATTCAAACAAATATTCCCCAGAGCAACGAAAAAACTGACAGCCAATTGTTGGATGATGGGCAAGATATTCTAGACTTACCTAGTGGTCAATATGAAGGAGCTAATTTCAAGAACGGGCCTTTAGTAGCTGGCGATAGCTCACTGCTACGAGTCCGTGTTGAAACTAATGCTGCTGGGCGTAAAGTATTGACAGCGGTTCAGAGCTACAGCGGCAACCAATGGACCAAGACCGTGCACACTGACGGTAAAGGTGGTAGTGAAGATTGGCTAGTGACAACAGGGGCGACGTTTACTAACACAACCATTCCAACGGAAAATGAGGCCAAAGCAACTAGCTTGGTTTACTACGCTGAGACGCGTGGCTACTTTGCTAAGCATGTTGAACTACGGATTGATAAGCTGACCAATTTGCCGGCTAGCAAATATATAACGATTGGCCGAGTTCCGGTTGACATGGCACCAATGGTTCAAACGAGCTTTGTCATTCCAGCCTATAACGCTCTAAGCAGTCCTAGCAAATATATCAGTTTGTGGGTGACTGCCGGTGGCGTGATCTTTGCGGGTACGACAGCTAACACTGAGACGACAGATCAGTTTTCTACAGCCGTCGGCTGGGTTCATTGGTAGGGGGGGATAGAAATGACAACTTATTATTTGTACGATCCAGATACGAAGATCTTTGCCGGTGCGGTATCAGCGATGGCGCAACCAGAGAACGCTACCACAGTGGCCGTTCCAGACGGCTTGTATCAACCGACCTTTGATGGGCAAGCTTGGACTGGCATTACCGCCGATGAATACGCTAAGCAAAGTGAGCAGCCACCAGTGGCCGCACCAACGACTGAGCAAGAGTCGCTGACGGCCCTAGCTAAGCAACTAGCCGACCAGCAACAACACATCGTGTCATTAGAAAAATCACTAACAGCTTTAGCACAAGGAGGGACTAACTCATGATGATGACATTCAAGTTTGCGTATCAGTTATGGCACACGATGGATAAGGCCGAAGTGGCTGCAGAAGTCGCCAAAAATTCGATCACGGTTGATGACTACAAGACGATTACCGGTGAGGACTACGTAGCGCCAACCACTGAATAATGGGAGATGATGGAATGTGAAGTTAACCGATATAGGACTCGTGTTGGCTGCGGTGATTAATGATCAACACTGGACGCCGCCACACTACATCATGGGTTATCAGCTAGGTGAGTGGGCGTCGATTGCGACAATCGTGATTTTTGTGTCCGGCCTAATCGTGGGTATTGTACGGATAGGCGTGATTAACCCTGCACATATTGCAAACGAAAACTTGCAGCATTCGATTGATCGGCTGACTGCCAAGATTGAAGTTATCGGTGAGAATGCCGATGCAATTCATAAAGAGCATGATAAGCGTCTAGATGCGCATGATATTAGACTAGGTAAGCATGATATTGAAATTGAAAATTTGAAAGAAAAAATCGGTAAATGAATGAGCTAAAGGAGTGGAAGTAATGGATATTATTACAAGTTTAAACTTAGCAACGGCTGGTGAGCTAGGGTTAACTGGTCTTTTAATTGGGATTACTGTACAGGCAATTAAGAAGACCGGCATTAAAAGCGCCTACTTGCCATTTATTTCAATGGGGATTGGTATTGGTGCTGGATTAGTAGCGGTATTCGTGACTAAAGACACCAATTATCTAAATGGTGCGGTTGCTGGTTTGATTGTTGGTGCGGCTACCTCAGGCTTAACTGATGGTCTTAGCGTCGGCGCGACGGCTGTAACGACCGCTAAAGCGACCAAGGATGCGGCTAAGACTGCGGCGATTACCCAAGCTGTGTTGAACAGTATCAATACGACTAAATCATCTAATACAACACAAGCAGTTGATACGTCTAATACGGAAGGAGGTAGTACGAGTGAAATTCAAAAATAAACTATTACTGACTGGAGCGGCCACAATGGCGGCTCTTTTTTTAGGAATAAGTGCAAACGCCGCGACTGACAATCGACCTGTATACGATTTCTCTGAATGGCAAGGCAATATTTCAGCCGCCCAAGCTAAGTTGTTAAAGGGTGAAGCCAAAGGTATCATTTTACGTGTTCAGTATGGGTCAAATTACAGAGACAAAGTCTTTGACCACAACGCGGCAGTTCTTAAAGCAGCAGGAGTTAAATTTGGTGTCTATGCTTTTGGTCAGTATGTAAATGATGCCGATGCTAAGGTTGAAGCTACTGACTTCTATAACCGGGCTAAAAAGTATAACCCATTATTTTATGCGAATGATGCAGAAATAGTAACCACGTATGCAGGAAGCTCGTACAGTTCGGCAACCAAAGCATTCGCTACCAAACTGCATTCGCTAACCACCAAGCCGGTCTATCTGTATACTGGCAAAGATGTTTACAATTATCATTTAGACGGTCGAAAGGGATATAATGGCGTTTGGCTGGCATACTATCAGAACACCCAACCTAATGTCGGGTTTACGTACGAGCTATGGCAACATACTAACCGAATGTATAGCACGGCCCTTAACAAGTCTGTGGATGCCTCTAAGTTTGTGACTAGTGCTAACTGGTTCGGTAACACGATCGATACTTCTAAGTATCCGAATGGCGGCTACAAAGTGGGTGATAAGGTTCGCCTAAAGGCTGGTATTACTTACTACGGCACGACTACGAAAGCTGACAATTCACTTGCTAAGACTAATTTGACTGTTAAGGCAGTGAAGACCGTCTACACTGGAACATCAAGTCAAGTTCTCACTGTCTATAATGGCAGCAAGGTAATCGGGCAAGTTCGTGCGCAAGATGTAACCAAGGTTGGGTCAAGCACACCGTCCAAGCCGTCCACCACGGCCAAGTGGGTCAAGGAAACAAAGACTTACACACTCAAAACGGCGGTTAAGCTCCGTACTGGTGCTTCGACGTCATCAAGCGTTATCACGATTTTACCAGCAGGATCAACAGTCAAGACCGATCAAGCTATTATTCAAGGTGGCTATCGCTGGGTACGCCAGCCACGAGCAAACGGTTATGGCTATCTAGCCACTGGTCCAGCAAGCAATTCGCTTGAGTATGTAAAAAACGGTGCTTCTCACACGTATTACACGGTCGTTTCAGGTGATAGTTGGTGGTCGATTGCCCAATGCAACAGCTTAAGCATGTACACACTGGCTAGCCAGAATGGCAAGAGTATCTATTCAACGATTTATCCTGGTCAAACATTACAACTTAACTAAACGAATTCCACACTACCCCAATTGGGCGGTACGGGATTTTTTTGTTATCAATTATGTATAAATACCTGCCCGGAAAAAGTTGGTGCACAAACGGTGCACATTTAAAAATTAAGTGCTGTAAGTGTTGAGCGACAAGGGATTGAGCGGACGGTTCGACCCCGATCGCCGGTACTAAGAGGTTTTCAGGAAGCTCTAAGTACCTTTAAGAAGTCGTTATATCGTTGATATAACGACTTTTTTGTATTCTTAGAATCATGCGAAAATAGGCAAAATGATTTTTGGGTGAACTTTCCAATTGCAAAGAATAAATTTACAATATTAGCATTGCATGAATATGAACGTAGAAATAGTCTCGTAAGCATCGAAAAGCCCTGTATTAGCATAAATCATGCTAACATAGGGCTTTTCATATTATGGTAGGTCTTTAAAACGAATCCATCCATCTAAAACTTGCTCGTTGCACTCGGTGATAACTGAAGTAGTTGGTTTAAGTCCATGGTGCTTGTTCTGCTTTGTGACTCGCTAGTGAGTTGTAATGTGTTTCTGAACCGCAG